GGTGATGGTAAAAACTTATCATTACAAGATATCCGTTTTGCTCGTACAATCAACAGAATTCAAAAAAGTATGATTGCAGAGTTAAACAAAATTGCAATCGTTCACTTATTCTTATTAGGGTTTGAGGATGAATTACAAAACTTTACATTAGGTTTATCTAACCCATCCACACAAGCAGATTTATTAAAAATTGACGTTTGGAAAGAAAAAGTTTTATTGTATAAAGATTTAGTTTCTGACCCAGGAAATGGTATCCAACCTACATCATCAACATGGGCTAAGAAACATATCTTTGGTTGGTCTGACGAAGAAATTAGATTAGATTTACAACAACAAAGAATTGAAAGAGCTGTTGGTGAAGAACTTAAATCAACACCTACGGTTATTACTAAATCAGGGTTGTTTGACAATATTGACAAACTATACGGTAATAATTCAGGAGGAACCTCAACTGCAACTGCAACCACGACACCACCTGAAGGTGGAGGAGAATCATTTGGAGGATTTGGGGGACCACCATCAGGAGGAGAACCGGAAGTAGGAGGAGAGGCTCCTCCACCACCAGCACCTGGAGGAGGTGAATCTGAGGTTACCCCAGAATCAAGGATGAAGAACATGAATTTATTGGTGGAAAGTAACCTATTAGAAGGTTCAAAATTCTTAGATTTTGGTCAGGCTCAAGAATCTTTAGGAGAAATTTCAAAAGAATTGGATAAGTTACTAAATTCCTAATATTTATATTGAAAACACAGTATAATGACTTTCGGAAAAATTAAATCCCTAATTGAGAACAATCTTATTGAATCCTACAAAGATGAAAAGGAATTCAAAAAATTGTTAAAAGAATTCAAACAGAATGTTTTGAATAATAAAACTATGTCAAAACTTTATTCTTTATACGACCAATTGTGTTCGCCTCAAGGACTAAATGAATCTGATGCTAAAGATTTTTTAGAAGAAGGTATTCATTTAATTCAAAAATTATTACCAACAATTAAACTACCAAAAACATTATCAGAAAATGTTGTAAACAAATATTCTGATATTGATTCGTTAGTGTATACAAACAAATTGAATTTATTGGAAAGAATAAATTCTAAAAAGAATATTACAAGTGTGTTAACTTCAACAAAGGAACCTATTAAAGAATCTATTCACATTCCTTTGAAAACAATGGTTAGTATTGCAAATCAAAATTTAAACAAATATGTTGAGGGTCTTGATGAGTCCGCAAAAAAAGAATTTTTCCGATTGATTTCTGAAGATTCAAAATCTTTGGAAGATAAGTTTGAAACAATTCGTGAAAGTGCCATCAACAAACTTAATGTCATCTTAGAAAAAGAAGAAGAGTTTGAATTGAGAACAAAATTGTCTGAGACAATTGATAGATTGAAGGTTGAAAAGTTTGACCAATTGAATTTTCTAAAATTAAAAAGTTTAGAAGAATCAATCTAAGGAACTTTTAATTTTTTGAATATACATAGATTTTAATATTTCATCTCTTCGTACTACAGATTTTTTTACAAATTCTTTTCGTTCAAATAAAATTTTATTTTGTTTGGTCTTGATAACTTTAGATTTTAATGTTTTCAGAGCCTTTTCTATTCCGTCTTTTTTTACTTCTATAACTAGCATATTATTACATATATCGCAATTTATTAAAAAATTTTTGATTATGTAGTTTTTTTTTATTATTTTTTCACAAAGAAATAAACCGTGATAATAATGAAAATTAATGAAAAAAGGAAAGAGCGTAAAATTGAATCTGTATAGTCCAATCAAATCTGTATACGGTACTGTAGATTCAAAAAATTTAAAATCGTTATACATAAACATTCAATCATGGGTCTCCCCAAAATTTGACCACGATAATTGGAATCGTGTGGTATGTAATCTCAGCAGAGAAATAAAACATTCAGTGTTCAATTCTATTGATGATAAACTATTCAAAGAACAAAGTATTGTTGATTTGGATTTAAGAACAAGTGGTATATCACACGGAAAAAAATCATTTTTTAACTTGGAAGTTAACTTGTACACTACAAAAGAATTTGACTTCAAATCCCCCGAACTCAAAGAATCTGTAAAAGAAATAATAAGAAATATTGTAAGAGATAACGTAATTGAAAACAAATACTTTGACTTTTCAATTTCTAAAAGTAAATAAAGTCAGACCATTGATATATTTATCTTAAAAACTATTGATGAAACAACTAAGAATTTTAGAAGCAAACGAAGTCGGTCATGGTATATTGATTGAGACGGACGCGGGTTGGATTTCCCCAAAAGATGTTCGCAATGCGGATATACTGAGAGAATCAGCCAACTTAGATTATAGGAACCCATTTGAGTTCTACGCTGTATTACAGAAATACAACACACCAAACAGAAACGGGAGATTTTATCCTGAAAGAATATTAAAAAGAGAAGCTGAGAACTATAAAAAGGCAATTGATAAAGGTTTATCAACTTCAGAACTTAATCACCCTGAGTCGTCTCTAATTGACTTGGATAGGGTTTCACACATCATAACAGACATATGGTGGGATAAGAATATCCTTATGGGTAAACTTAAATTATTAACATCACCAGGTTTTCATGAGAGAGGTATTGTATCAACTAAAGGAGACCAAGCGGCAAACTTGATGAGACAAGGTGTTACTATGGGTGTTTCTTCAAGAGGAGTAGGCTCCTTGAAAAAAGTTGGGGAGAGAAATGAAGTACAAGATGATTTTGAGTTAATTTGTTTTGACTTGGTATCATCTCCATCAACACCAGGAGCATATTTGTTTAGTAATCCTAATGATAGAGATAAATACGAAGAGAACTTAGAAGAAGAAAAAAAGTATAAATCACCTGAAAATTCAGAATTTCAATCCAAAGGAGTTGACTTAATGAGAAAATTAACCGATTATTTGAAAAAATAAAATTTAATTATGGAAGAAAAATTCTTTGTTGCGAAAATTCAGTATGATTTACCTGATGAAAACAGTGGTAAAATTAAAAAAATCAGAGAGGAAAAACTTGTAAGAGGTTATTCTGTTACAGATGTGGAAGCTAAGGTTACGAAAAAATATGAGGGGTTCACTCATGATTGGAGAATAACTTCAGTTTCTGAAAGTAAAATTGATGAAGTTATTGAATAATTGATTTTTTAAGAAAATTAATAGAAGTGGTCGTAATTGACCACTTTTTTTTTGCTTGTGCATATTTATATGTTGATATTGTGGCACCTGTTTTTGGTGTTCATAATCATAAAACATTAAAAAATAAAAGATATCATACATAAGGTAAGGTATTTTTTGGTTTTTGGTAATATTTATTAAGTAAAATAAATAGATTTTCTATATGAAAGAAAACAAATTAGTTCAAGAGGCGCTAATTCAAATGAAACAAGTTGAAGAAGCAATTGCCGAAAACGCAAAAGGAATACTTGCTTCTACCATGAAGGAAGAAATCAACCAATTAGTAAAAGAATCTCTTTCTGAGCAAGATGACGAAGATGAGGTTGAGTTAGATGCTGACATTGATATGTCAACAGATAATGATGATGTAAACATGGACATGGATATAGATTCAGATGACGATTCTGATGATGTTGAAATGGACTTTGATATGGATTCAAACGATACTCCAATTGATTTAACTGACGCTTCTGACGAAGAAATTTTGAAAGTGTTTAAAGCTATGGGTGAAGATGACGGTATCATCGTAAAAAAAGACGGTGAAAATGTTCATTTAACTGATAACGACGCTGATGTAGAATATCTTGTTAAGCTTGGTGAATCTGAAGATGAAATGATGTCTGATGACATGATGGAAGATGATGGAGAGTTTGATGACATGATGGAAGACGACACGATGTCTGATGATGGAGAATTTGATGAATCGGTTAATGATGTTATTGACGCTATTTTTAGTGGAGATATGTCAGATGTAGATTCTGAAGATATGTCTGATGACGAAGATGTTGTTTACGAAATCACATTAGATGGTGATTCTGAAATGGATGAAGAAGACGACATGGAAGATAACTACATGGAAGATGACATGGAGGATGACGACATGGAGGATTTAACTAATGAAACCTACAAACCTAAAGGTGTTGGTATGGGTAAACCTAAATTTGATTACAAGAAAACGACAGGTGGATTTAAAGAAGACATGAAACAAGGTCCTAAATCTGTTGGTACTGGTAAGGCAAAATTTGATTACAAAAAAGGTGCTAACATGGGGGGTAAATCTAAAGTTGTAAAAGCTGAAACTAAAGAAGGTCAAGGATACAAAGACAGAGAAGACGAAAGGTTGGCAATGAAGTATGGTAAGATTGCTTCAAAAGACCTTAAGACAACTAAAGCTCGTAGAGATGACGCAGGTTTTGAAAAAAGAGAAACTAAAGAAGCTGCAAGAACTTACGGTATGGGTTCTAAAGAAGGTAGAGGATTAAGAAAAGGTATCACTCCAAACAGAAACTATGTTTATGGTAAAGGTGGTGTTAAAACTGAATCTACTCAAGAAGAAGTTAGAATGTTGAGAGAAAAGAATGAAGAATACAGAAAAGCATTAAATGTTTTCAGAGAAAAACTTAATGAAGTTGCAACCTTCAATTCAAACTTAGCTTACGCTACAAGATTGTTTACAGAACACTCAACTACTAAAAAAGAAAAAATAAATATCTTAAGAAGATTTGACAATGTTGAAACTTTAAAAGAATCTAAAAATCTTTATAAGTCAATCAAAGACGAATTAAATACTGTGGATACA